CCCCGGATCGAGATTTCCGGGCCGCAGGGCGTGCAGGCCACCTTTGACTGGCAAGCGGCGAAAGCTGCCAGCCCCGCCCGCATGTGCACCGCAACCCTGATCAACGATATCGAGGCATACTGATGATCCGTCTGAACCTGACCGCCACGCCCGAATGGCTGGACCTCGCCCCCGGCCTGCGCCTGCTGGTGGGGCCCCTGACCACCGCCCTGATGGTATCGGCCCGCGCCGATCCGGCAATCGAAGGACTGCCCGAAGGTGCCAGCCAAGAAGACCTGGCACTGGCCATGGCCAAGGCCGTGGCACGTCGCGCGGTGCTGGATTGGGAAGGGGTCGGCGATGACGCAGGCAACGTTATGCCCGTTTCGCCCGAAGGCATCGACGCCCTACTGGAAATCTGGCCCGTCTTTGAAGCCTTCCAGACCCAATACGTCGCAAAGGGTCTGATCCTGGATGCGGAAAAAAACGTCTCCGCGCCCTCGCCGAGTGGTCCTTCGGCGGGGGCGACCGGTACTGCGCGGCCTGCGAAGCGCGTTGTCCGGACTGCCCCGCAAGACTGAACCAGCCGCAAACGCAGGAGGGTTGGCAGGTCTGGGATCTGGTCGGCCGCCTCGGGGGCCAACTACGTGTGATCCCCGGCGCGGTCCTTGGCTGGGACATGGGCGCGGCCCTCGCACTCGCAAAGGCGCTGGGCATCAACACCCTGATCGCCGCCGAACTGCTGCCCGAGATCGAGGCGGTGATGGTGCGCAAGATGAACGAGCAAATGGAAGGAAGCCGCGATGGCTGAAAAGAGAGTCAGCGTCCGCCTCGTGGCAGAAGGCGGCCGCCAGGTCCGCGCCGAGCTGGAAGGTGTAGGCGAGGCAGGCGCGCGCGGGTTCGGGCAGCTGTCGCGCGAGATGGACATGGCGAATGCGCGCGTTGCCGCCTTTGCCCGCCGCGCCACGCTTGCCGCAGCGGCTGCAACTGCGGCGCTGGCGGCGGCGGGGGTCGCGATGATCCGGTCGGGCCTGCAGACCGTCGATGCGCAGGCCAAGATGGCGCAGTCGCTCGGCACGACGGTCGCCAGCCTTCAGGTGCTGGAGCGCGCGGGCGATCTGGCTGGCGTGTCGATGGGTCAGGTCGAGCAAGCCACCGTGCAGCTGACGCGGCGGCTGAGCCAGGCGGCCGCCGGAGCCGGACCAGCGGTCGATGCCTTGGACCGCCTGCACCTCTCAGCCGAGCAGTTGCAGCGCCTGCCGCTTGATGCGCGCATCGCAGCCATTCAGGAGGCGCTCGGGCAGTTTGTCCCCGAGGCCGAGCGCGCGGCGGTGGCCTCGCAGCTCTTCGGCGACCGCGCGGCCTTGGTGTTCACCCGGATCGACACGGCGACACTGCGCCAGGCGACCGAGGATGTTCTTGCCTTCGGGGTTGTCGTTTCCGAAACTGACGCCGACCAGATTGAGCGTACCAATGACGCGATCTCGCGTCTCGGCCTGATCTGGCGCGGGCTGTCGAACCAGCTTGCTGTCGCTGCGGCGCCTGCCTTGGAGGCAGTGGCCAACGCCATGGCGGCGATTGCCAGCCGCACCGGGCCACTGGGCATCGCGATCAAGGCTCTGTTCGACAACCTCGGGCGGCTGACCACCTATGCCGCGACGTTCGCAGGCATCATGGCCGGGCGCTGGGTGGCGGGCATGGCGGCGGCTGCCCTCTCCGTGCGCGGGCTGGCCACGGCTCTCGTCTTCCTGCGCGGCGCCTTGATCCGAACCGGCATCGGCGCGCTGATCGTCGGCGCGGGCGAGCTGGTCTATCAGTTCTCGCAACTCGTCACCCGGGTTGGCGGCGTGGGCGAGGCGTTCCGGCTGCTTGGCGATCTGGCCAAGGAGGTTTGGTCCCGCATGGGATTGGCACTGGATGGTGCGCTGGCACAAATGGCGGCCGGGTGGGAAGGGCTGAAGGCCGCAAGTCTCACGGCGATTGAAGGCACCATCGCGGGCGTCGTCAGCTTCGGCGACCGGACGGCGGCCATCTTCCAGGGGGCCTATGATGCAGCCGTGGCAATCTGGGGCAGTCTGCCCGGTGCCATCGGTGACTTTGCCTTTCAGGCCGCGAACGGCCTGATCTCCGGCGTCGAGGCGATGCTGAACGGTGTCGTCACCCGGATCAACACTTTCATCAACGGATTGAACGCCGCACTGGCGCTGCTGCCGGAATGGGCAACAGGTGAAGGTGGGGTCCGGATCGGCACGCTGGATCCGGTGGACCTGGCGCGGATCGGCAACCCGTTTGAGGGTGCGGCAACCGCAGCGGGTGCCGCCGCAGCCGATGCATTCTCCGCCGCGCTGTCGCGCACTTATCTTGAACCACCCGATCTGGGGCTTGGCACAATGGCCGACGACGCCCGGGCCCGCGCCGACGGCTATCGCGAGGCGGCGGGAATGCTCGCAGATGCCGCTGGTCGCCCACTGGCAAGCTGGCAAGCGCTGCGCGACGCGGTAACCGGCAGCGGGGTGGAGGCTGAAGCCGCACTGGCCGATGCTGCCGCCTCGGCGGACGCACTCGGGCTGGAATTGGACGAGACGGCCGCCGCTGCCGGTGGTGCGGGAGCTGCCGCACGCGCTGCCGGGGCGGCAGCAGCCGAGGGCGCGGAGCAAGCCGCAACAGGCTGGGGCGCAGTCACCGCAGCGCTCGCCGACTATGCCACCAAGGCCCGCGATATCGGTGGCGATATCGGCCAGACACTGGTCGGCGCATTCCAAAGCGCTGAGAATGCCGTGGCCACATTTGTAAAGACCGGCAAACTGGATTTTCGCGATCTCGTCACCTCGATGATTGCCGATCTGGCCAAGCTGGCGGCCCGGCGCTTCATCCTCGGGCCTATCGCCAATGCCCTCTCGGGCGCGCTGGGCGGTGCAGGTGGATTGTTCGCGGATATCCTGCATGGCGGTGGCGTGGTCGGCACGGCGGGCAGCCAACGCCTGGTGCCAGCCATGGCCTTCGCCGGTGCCCCGCGTATGCATTCCGGTGGCTGGGCTGGCATCAAACCCGACGAGGTTCCCGCGATCCTGCAACGCGGCGAGCGCGTGCTGTCGCGCCGGGAAGCTGCTGGCTATGGCCAAGGACAGAGCGCCGCCCCGAATATCTCCGTCACGATCAACGCGCGTGACGCCGAAAGCTTCCGGCAATCCCGCACACAGGTCGCCGCTGATATCGCCCGCGCCGTGTCGCTCGGCCGGAGGGGCATGTGATGGCGTTCCATGAGGTGCGCTTTCCCGACAATATCAGCCGTGGCGCTCGCGGCGGACCGGGACGGCGCACCCAGATTGTCGAGCTGGCGAGCGGCGACGAAGAACGCAATGCCAGCTGGGCCAACAGCCGGAGGCGGTTTGACGTCGCCTACGGCATCCGCCGCGCCGATGATCTGGCGTCCGTAGTTGCCTTCTTTGAGGCGCGAAACGGCCGCCTGCACGGGTTCCGCTACAAGGATTGGGCCGACTACAAATCCTGCCTGCCGTCACAGGACGTGGCCCCGACCAACCAACCCATCGGCACTGGCAATGGTGCGGTCACCACCTTCGGCCTCCTGAAGCGTTACACTTCCGGCGCGCAAAGCTGGACCCGCGCCATCGCCAAGCCAGTCGCAGGCAGCGTCCGCCTCGCTCTGAGCGGGGTCGAGCAGATGACTGGCTGGAGCGTCAATACCACCAACGGCAGTGTCTCTTTCGCTGCCCCTCCCGGCGGAGGCGTTGCGATCACCGCTGGCTTTGAATTCGATGTCCCCGTCCGCTTCGACACCGACACGCTTGACGTCACCCTCGATGTTGAACGGCTCGGGTCAATCTCGTCCATCCCCCTGCTGGAGATCCGCAGATGAAATCCCTCTCCCCTGCGCTGCGGGCTCATCTGGACGATGGCACAACCACCCTGTCCTGGTGCTGGCGGATTTCGCGGGCGGATGGCTTGGCTCTGGGCTTCACCGATCATGATCGCGCCCTCAGCTTTGACGGCACCGAGTTTGAGCCTGAAAGCGGGTTTGCGGCCTCAGAAATTCGCTCGGGCTCCGATCTGGCCGTTGATGCACAGGATGCGAGCGGCGTGCTGACCTCGGACCGCATCACAGAAACCGACATTCTCGACGGGCGCTGGGACAATGCCGAAGTCGAGCTCTGGCGGGTAAATTGGGCCAACACCAGCCAGCGGGTGCTGCTGCGGCGCGGGGCGGTCGGGCAAATCCGGCGCGGGCGCATGGCGTTCGTGGCCGAGGTGCGGTCGCTGGCGCATGTGCTGGGCCAGACCGTCGGGCGGACGTTTCAGGCGGGCTGTGATGCAGCGCTGGGCGGTGCGCGTTGTGGCGTCAATCTGGAAACTGCCATCTACAGGGGCACGGGTGTGGTCACCGATATCTTGCGCGACCGCGCGTTCTTGGCTTCGGGGCTATCCGATTTTGACGCGGGATGGTTCACGTCAGGCACGCTGACATGGACCAGCGGTGCAAGTGCCGGTCGGATTACCGAAGTTTTGGCCCATGGCTTGGCCGATGCCATCGCCACCCTGACCCTCTTGGAAGCCCCGGTGCGCGCCATCGCCGAGGGCGACAGTTTCACTGCGCGGGCGGGCTGCGACAAGCGCACCGCCACCTGCGGGGCGAAGTTCGCCAACACCGCCAACTTTCGCGGGTTCCCGAACATCCCGGGGCAGGATGCAGTTCTGCGCTATGCCAGCCAAGACGGCGGCCATGAAGGGAGCGTGCTGTGATGCACGACGTTTCTGTTGGAAACGGCGGGCGGGAGTGCATCGTCTCACGATGCACGAGAGCCATCGCTGATCCCGCCCTCGTCGTCGCCGCAGCGCGATTATGGCTAGGCACGCCCTACCACGATCAAGCAAGCCTGAGGGGTGTAGGCTGTGACTGCCTCGGCCTCGCGCGCGGTGTCTGGCGCGAGCTGGTCGGCGATGAGCCATTCCCGATCCCGCCCTATAGCCGGGATTGGGGCGAGACCGGGCCGCACGAGGTGCTGGCGAACGGTGCCGCATCGATGCTGATCCCGATTGCAACGGCTGACATCGGTCCCGGCGCACTGATCCTGTTTCGCATGGCTCCGCGCGCCATTGCCAAGCATGTCGGGATCGTGGCAGCGCCCGACCGATTTATCCATTCCTACGAGCGCCTTGGCGTCGTCGAGGAGGTCCTGACCCCTGTCTGGCGACGGCGTATTGCCTTCGCCTTCCTGTTTCCGCCCTCCAGCAGCATCTGAAAGTCCTCACATGGCAGCTCTTGTACTCGGCGCGGTTGGCTCCGCGATCGGTGGTTCCATCGGCGGCACTCTCCTTGGAGTCAGCGCCGTCACAATCGGCGGATTCATCGGATCGAGCGTCGGGTCTTTGGTCGACGAATGGATCGTGTCCTCCCTGGCGCCCGCCCAGCGGATCGAGGGCGCGCGCCTCGACGGGCTGCGCATCACCTCCGCAACCGAAGGGGCTGTAATCCCACGCCTCTTCGGCAGGATGCGCATTGGCGGCAATATGATCTGGGCCACGGATTTTCGCGAGGAGACCAAGACCACAACCCAAGGCGGCGGCAAGGGCGGCGGGGGCGGCAAGGTCCAGACGACCGAGTATTTGTACTACGCCAGCTTCGCAGTCGCCCTTTGCGAGGGGGAAATCACCGGCATCGGCCGTGTCTGGGCGGACGGCAAGGCGATGGATATGACCGGCGTCACCTGGCGCTGGTATCCGGGTGATGAGGCGCAGGGCCCGGACCCGTTCATAAGCGCCAAGATGGGGGCCTCCAACACACCCGCCTATCGCGGAACCGCCTATGTTGTGTTTGAGGAACTGAACCTCAGTGGCTTCGGCAACCGCCTGCCGCAGATCAGCTTCGAGGTGTTCCGGCCGCTGGCGGATGCGGACACGGCCGAGGGGCTGGTCAAAGCCGTCACGCTGATCCCGGCCTCGGGAGAGTTCAGCTATGCGACGGTGCCAGTGAAGAAATCCTCCGGCGCTGGTGGGACGACCGTCGCCGAGAACCTGAACGCGATTTCCGACACGGCCGATATCGTCGTGGCGCTGGATCGCCTGCAATCCATGGCACCGGCGGTCGAAAGCGTCAGCCTCGTCGTGGCTTGGTTTGGCGATGATCTGCGGGCGGGATCCTGCAAGGTCCGCCCCGGTGTTGAGGTTGCGGCCAAGGCGACGACGCCCTCGGCGTGGTCAGTGAACGGCGTCAGCCGCGCCAATGCCTTTTTGGTCAGCCGCGACTCTGAGGACCGTCCCGTCTATGGCGGCACGCCTGCTGACTTTGCGGTGGTGCAAGCGATCCAGGAGATGAAGGCGCGTGGCCTGCGGGTGACCTTTTATCCGTTCATCCTGATGGATGTGCCGCCCGGAAACGTGCTGGCGAACCCTTATTCGGCGAACGCCGCCACTACGGGCCAACCGACATTCCCATGGCGCGGTCGGATAACATGTTCGCCCGCACCGAGCTATGCCGGGACCGCAGACAAGACCGCCGCGGCCGCCGCGCAGGTTGCAGCCCAGTTCGGCACTGCGACACCTGCCAACTTCAGCGTTTCTGGCGAGGCGGTCAGTTGGACAGGGCCGGTTGGCGAATGGGGACTGCGCCGGATGATCCTGCATTATGCGCATCTGTGCAAAGCAGCTGGTGGCGTCGATGCTTTCCTGATTGGTTCGGAGATGCCCGGCCTGACCACGGTCCGCAGCGGGGCCGCTACCTATCCGGCGGTGCAGGCCTATCGCGATCTGGCAGCGGCCATCCGTGCGATCCTCGGGTCGGGCACCAAGATCAGCTACGCGGCCGACTGGTCGGAGTATTTCGGCCACCACCCCGCTGACGGATCGGGCGACGTCTTCTTCCACCTCGACCCACTCTGGGCGGACGCGAACGTCGATTTCATCGGCATCGATAACTACATTCCGCTATCGGACTGGCGCGACGGCTTTGATCATGCCGATGCAACTCTTGCCCCCGCGATCTACGACCGTGCCTATCTGCAATCGAACATTTCAGGTGGTGAGGGGTTTGACTGGTTTTACGCCGACATGGCCGACCGCGCGGCTCAGGTCCGGACGCCGATCACGGACGATGGCGTCTCGAAGCCGTGGGTGTTTCGCTTCAAGGATCTGCAGGCCTGGTGGTCAAACCCGCATTTCAACCGGCCGGGTGGCGTGGAAAGCGGAACGCCGACAGCATGGGTGCCGCAATCAAAGCCGATCTGGTTCACCGAGCTGGGCTGCCCCGCCATTGATCGCGGCACCAACCAGCCGAACGTCTTCTTCGATCCGAAGTCGTCTGAAAGCTTCACGCCCTACTTTTCTCGCGGCTGGCGCGATGATGCGATCCAGCGCGCCTATCTCGAGGCAACATACCTGTTCTGGTCGGCACCGGCCAACAACCCGATCTCCGGCGTGACCGGCACGCGCATGGTGCATCTTCCCGAATGCGCTGCCTGGACATGGGACGCGCGGCCCTATCCGTTCTTTCCCGAACTCACCGACGTCTGGACCGATGGCCCGAATTGGAGACGCGGGCACTGGCTGACAGGGCGGCTGGGCGCGGTTTCCTTGGCAGCGCTTGTGCGCCATCTTTGCCTGCGCGCCGGGATGCCGGAAGAACGTATCGACGTCTCGGGCCTCTGGGGTGCAGTCGAGGGATATGTGATCTCCGCGTTGGAAGCCCCGCGCGCTTCTATCTCGACCCTCGCCCGCCATTTCGGCTTCGATGCCGTTGAGAGCGAGGGCCGCATCCGCTTCCTCATGCGCGGCTGGATCGCGACTTCAACGATCACCCCAGACGGCATGGTGGCCCCCACCTCGGTACAGGGGGACGTGATGGAACTGACGCGGGCACAGGAAACCGAACTGCCGCAGGCCCTGAAATGGCAGGTCGCACGCGCCGACGAGGACTATGACGCGGCGCAGGTCGAGGCCCGGCGCATCACGCCTCAAAGCGCCCGCATCGCGTCCGAAGCTTTCCCGATGGCAGTGCCACCAGAGGAAGCTGAGCGTCGCTGCCGCCGCGCGCTGATGGAGGCATGGGTCGGCCGCGAAAGTGCTGTGTTTCGTCTGCCACCTTCACGACTGGCGTTGGACCCGTGCGATGTGATCCTGCTCGATCATGACGGCCGCCTGACGGAAATGCGGCTGGTGTCGATTGCAGACTCGGACCTGCGCAGCATCGACGCTGTGCGCCAGGACCGCGCTGTCTACGATCTGCCGCCGGGAGAGTCCCGCCCTGCATCATTGTTGACGCCGACAGTCTTCGGCACGCCCGATGTGCTTCTGCTGGATCTGCCACAGCTGCGCGAGGATCTACCGGCGCACCGGCCGGTCATTGCAGCCCATGCAAAGCCGTGGCCCGGTGAAATCGCTGTCTACCGCAGCGCCACCACGGATGGGTTTGGCTTGCTGACAACATTTGGCACTCGCGCCCGCATGGGTGTGTTGGCTGCGGACTTCTTTTCCGGACCAGTGTCGCGCTTCGATCTAGGCAATGCGCTGGTGGTCGATCTGTTCTCAGGCACGTTGGAGAGCGTCACAGACATTGCCCTGCTCGGTGGATCCAATGCGCTGGCGGTAGAGATCAGCGCTGGGCAATGGGAGATCGTTCAGGCGGGGAATGCTGAGCTGATCGCGCCGGGACGATATCGTCTGACCCGGTTGCTGCGTGGCCAGCGCGGGACGGAAGGCGCTGTCGTCAGCATGGTCCCGACCGGCACGCGTGTAGTCGTGTTGGACGCGACGCTAGCCTCCTTACCAATCTCTGAAGCTGATCTTGGTCTGCCGTGGAACTGGCGCATCGGCCCGGCCTCACGCCCGGTCAGCGATGAAACCTTTGTCGCGGCCACATTCACGCCTGAGGGCGCTGGGCTGCGGCCCTTCTCTGTGACCCACGTAGAACAGCCATGGCGCACCGCGCGCAGCACGGGCGACCTGACGATCCGCTGGACGCGCCGGTCGCGATCCCTTGCCGCCGATAACTGGGGCGCGGGCGATGTGCCATTGGCCGAGGACAGTGAGGCCTATGAGGTGGAAATCTTCGACGGGGCAACTCGCAAGAGAACCTTGGAAGTTGCCACACCCTCTGCCCTCTACACCGCCGCCCAGCAGACAACCGATTGGGGTTTGCCACTCGGACCCGGCCAGACCCTCTCCATCCGCATCTATCAGCTTTCGGCCCTGATCGGCCGGGGCGCTGGGCAATCCGTCACCCTTACCTTCTGAAGGCAGCCATGTCCGACATCACCACCCACCTCCTGCTGCCCTACATCCTGGCATCGCAGGGCCAAAAACACGTCACCCACAACGAGGCGCTTCGGCTGCTGGATGCCATGGTTCAGCTGTCGGTGCTGGATCGCAACCGCACCACGCCGCCCACCAGCCCGACCGATGGCGACCGGCATATCGTGGCATCGGGTGCTACTGGCCTTTGGGCAGGCTGGGATCTGAACGTGGCATTCTGGGTCGACGGCGTCTGGATGCGGCTGGTCCCACGCCCGGGCTGGCTGGCCTGGATCGCGGATGAGGCCGCGTTCGCTGCGTGGGATGGGTCAGCTTGGGATCCGGTCGGGGTGCCGCAAGACGTCTCTGATGCCATCTTCAGTCTAGTGAATGCCGTCGATCCCACCAAGAAGGCGCTGTTTTCGCTGTCTGGCATCACCACCGGCACCACCCGAACGTTCACCCTGCCAAACACATCTTCGGAACTGGCGATCCTCGCAGGCACCCAAACGTTCAGCGGCAACAAGACCTTCTCCGGTACTCTGACGGCCTCGGGCACCGTCACCATTTCGGCGGCTGCAGCAAATATCGGCACGGCAACCACGACAGCAACCTATGGGATGGGAATCGGGACCACGACGACCGGCGTTACCAAGACCGTGAACCTCGGCACCGGCGGCGCATCCGGATCAACCACGGTCGTCAACATCGGCTCGGCGACCGCTGGCGCGGGCGGGGCCACGGTGGTGAACACGCCGACGGTGACCTTCGCCAATGCTGTGACGCAGGTCGGGATGCCGCAAGCCAACCTTACAGCCCAGCAGCTGGGCCTCGGCGGGGCCACGGCAGACAGCTACAATCGGCTATCGATCAATGCCCCGGCTATGCTGTTCAATAATGCAGGCGCGGGGATCGAGGCGACTTTCAACAAGAACGCCGCTGGAAACGACGCCGCCTTCGCCTTCAAGACTGGGTTTTCGGCGCGGGCGCTGATCGGGTTGCTGGGCAATGACGATTTCAGCTTCAAGGTCAGCCCGAACGGATCAACCTTCTTTGACGCCATCAGGATCGACCGCAGCTCGGGCCGGGTTGAACTGCCCGAACCCCTGCACATGCCGAGCCTGCCCGCCGCCCCGGACCCGCCGCCCGCAGGCAAGCTCGCCGTCTACGCCCGTGATCGCGCTGGGGCCGGATGGCTCGATGTGCAGCGCCCCTCGGGCAGGTTCTTTCCGCTGCAGCCCCACTTCGGGGTCAACCGGATCGCGACATGGGCACCCTCAACCAGCACCACGGTCAACACCAATGGCATGCCGCGTACCGCCGTCGGCACTGTTGCGACGCCAACTTTGGCCACCACCAACCTCTCAACCAGCATGCGGCGCTGGCGGGTCACCAGTGCCGCAACGTCTGACGCGGTAGCCGAAGAACGCTCCGCAGGCTGGGTCTGCTGGCGCGGCAATGCCGATGGTTTGGGCGGATGGAACTATGTCAACCGGCTGTCTCTGACGACCCTGCAGCCCAACGGCATGGGGTTCTTCGGGCTTTATGGCTCGACTGCTGCACTGGCCACCACGCTGACATTGGCGGCTGCGGTCAACTGCATCGGGATCGGCTTCCAGCGCGGCACCCATGCCAACTGGCAGCTGGTGCACAACGATGGTTCCGGCGCGCCGACGCTGACCGATTTGGGCGCCAGCTTCCCGGTGAACAACCTGACCAATGTGCTGACGCTCTATATCGCCGCCGCGCCGAACGGATCTGACACAGGCGTCCGCGTCGTCGAAGAGGTCAGTGGCACGGCCGTCGAGTTCACCATCACCACCGACATGCCCGCCCCCACCCAGCTTCTGAGTCCACGCAACTACATGAATAACGGCGCAACGGCGGCTGCCGTCGCCTACGACTGCTCGGGTGTCTACGTCGAGACGGATTATTGAAGGACATCATCATGACAGAACGAACCACACTGCTACAGGAGGTTGGCGCAGCTTTGCGTGACCACGGCATCACCGCCGCCATCACCGCCCTGATCGGCGGCACGATTGCCCTGCTGGCCGCCGTCACGCGCCGGGCGTTCACCAATGATGCCATGCTGGCGCGACTGGACCGCGAGCTTCTGGCGGAGCGCAACCGCGTGGATCGCCAGCGCGCCGAAGACCGTAAGGGCGATGCCGACCGGCTGGAGCGCATCGAGACAGATATCCGCGCCATGCGCGATCTAATGTTCGAGGCGTTCCAGCGCGGCCGCACCGACTGACCGTTACCTCATCCTGACCGACCAACCCACCCGCCCCAGAGGCGGGTTTTGCATTTCTGGAGCCCAATCATGCCGACCACGACCTATGCCCATTTCCGCGACGTCCCCGAAAGCGCCTGGCGTTGGCCCAACTTCTCGCCCGCTGAAGTCGCCTGTCGCGGCACCGGTAAACTTCGGGTCAACGAGCCTGCACTGGACAAGCTGCAGGCGCTACGGGACCGGCTTGGCAAACCGCTGATCGTCCGCTCGGCCTATCGCAGCCCCGAGCACAACCGTGCGGTTGGAGGGGCGACGCGTTCGAAGCACATGGACGGCGCAGCGTTCGACATTGCCATGTCTAACCATGACCCGGTCGCGTTCGAGGCAGCGGCACGCGCTGTCGGCTTTCTGGGGTTCGGCTTCTATCCGCGCTCGGGATTCATCCATGTTGATCTCGGGCCCACCCGCCAGTGGGGCGAGCGGTTTCCGATCCGAGCGACGGCCTTCGCCGAGGAAGCAAGTCCCGCGCGCGAGGTTCTAGGCGACAGCCGCACCATGAAGGGTGGCGGAGCGGCCGGAGTGGCGACGCTGGGCGCAGCCGGGGTCGAGGTGGCTCAGAGCGTCCTGGCCGAAACTCAATCCGCCGTCCTGCCGCTGGTCCCCTATCTGGATACGCTTCGCTGGGTGTTCATCGCTGTGGCGCTCGGTGGGATCGCAGTCACGATCTACGCCCGCCTTGACGACTGGAAGCGGGGGCAGAGGTGATCGCAAGCATTCTCGGCAGGATCGCCGCCAGCCCATGGGCGAGGACCGCGCTGCGCTACGGGACCATAACCATCGCCATCGTTCTGTTCCTGCTGTTGATCCGCCGCGCCGGTGAGCGCACGGGGCGACTTACCGAACGCCTTGAAATCACGGAGAAAGCCAATGATATTCAACGCCGAATGCTGGAGGCCGTCATCATTGCCGACGATCCGAAAACAGCGCAAACAGCAGCTGGGCTTCTTCAAATCGGCTATGCGAGTGAGGCGGGCGCGTTTGCTCTCGCCGACGCGCAGAACAGGTTGAAACCGGTTAAG